CCCATGTTCGCCGCCGTTCCCATTTCCCCAACGCAACACAGTACAAATCACACAGCACCACACCGCACACCAGCACCATGCACACTACAGTACATTGTGCATGTTGAACAAATATAAAGTGGCGCTACACGAATGTGTAGCGCCATAGAATTAACTTGCTACATAGTATACACGCGTGGTTTCCGATACACCCGAGAGGAAACTTACCTTTGTTAGTCTGTCAATAGCCCCTACGCTATCCGTGCTACATTTGGCTATAAGATTACCATTGAGAGCGCCATATGCTTTAGCATACCCGTCTACTTCAAATGTGATATAACCCGTAACGCTTGTGCTTTCGGGAAATTGACTGGTCAGGTCAATTTTAAAATTGTAAACAGGACCCCCCACAAGATGCGCACCTACGGCAGGTGTAAAAGTAGCTGCTGTCGTAAAATCCGTAAAGTATAGCGTTATCCGTTTAGTGCCCTTTGGCACAGAAATATCTACTGCCCTAGTTATTTTAACAGGAGTTGGTGTTACCTGCGCACTGACATTGCTAATTGTAAATGTGTATGCATTACCCTCCTTATTTGGTCTACTATCAAGGGGTGTGCTTTGTACAAGTACCTGTGCGCCAGTATCGGGCATTATTGCGCTAAATTCAAACACCGTCTTATTATCGGTTGTTGATTTAGTATTGAATTCGCCTGTTAGATTGAAACTTGTTCCGTCAGCGTTCTTCACATATATGCTTGCATATACGTGGCTTGCATCCCACAAGTTGCGCATACTTAGGCTTGACAATGTAGTTGTCTTGGTACTATGGTCACCATCATTAGACCAAAATATTCCGCTAGCATCGCGATATACCGATATAGATTCTGCATATCCCATTAGCACATTATTAGTCGGGATATAAAAGCTGATAACTCCCGTGCCACTTGCAGTGGCATGGAAATTGCAATACACAAAACTGTGTACGGCAAAACCGCTGCCTGAACCGCTCATTTCTACCGTGCCGTCATCTTGGTCTGCGCCATAATAAGAGTTATTAATCTGCACTCTCCAATATAAAGGCTTTTCGGGCGTTCCTAAATAATCTTGGTCTTTTATTAAGAATGCTCCAGCAGAAGTTTGAGCGCCATGACTATAATACCATGCGTGTACTTTTTTAAGAATTTCGCTGTCGGTTACTGTATATGTCAGCCCGCTTTTGGCGTTAGCAAGGTTTGCGCTAGTTAGAGGTATTTCAGCAATAACTGCTCCACCTGCGTTACTATCGACATATTCTTTATTAGCAGCATCCGTGGGATTAAATGGCGCTGCAAGATTTGTGATTTGGTTATTTCCCATTGATAGAGTTCCACGCGCCGGGATACTTCCGTCAGAGCGTAAATAGTTCTTCTCGTACCATGTTGTTGAGTCTACCTTTACGCTATTATCGCTTGATATAGTAATGGTATTTACATAGTAATACAACGGATATCTGGTATTCACATTAAGCTCTTCGCTACTTGCAACCCCTAGTATCGCGGCAAAGACGGCTGTTGTTCCAGTGCCACCCACATAAGTGAGATACGCAGGGTTATTTAGGTTGCAAACTAGTACGACGGTATTTCCGATATTGACATTCTCTTTTATATAGCTGAATGGCTTTTCACTTTTCCAAACGCCTTGCGAGTCCCGATATATATTGACGAATAGTACAAATCCGTTCCCGTAGGGGTTTTTATTAGCGGCCTCGTCAACGTATTTCTTAGTTGCTACATCGCTATCGTCTGTTGGCTCAGCAACCATTTTAATTTGGTTCTTATTATCACCAGTCGAAAAACCCATATAGAGCGGCTTAAATGAAAAGTTCGCTTTTTCTGCTAGTGACATATTCAAATCATTAGGCTGCCCCATTACGATATTTGTATCGGTTAATCCTATCTCAAAGAAACGGCGGTTAACGTTATAATCTTTGCTCATTTCAGCGGATGTGAGGGTAACTTTACGACTGAATATATCAGCGCTTGTAATTTGTTTTATGTCAAGTTTATCTCCGCGCAGAATTTCATTTAGCTGTAGTACAAAATCTCCCACAACTTCTTTAAACGCATTACTCTTTACATACACATCAAGGAACAAGTCAACTTCTTTTTCAATAAGCGCTGTGCCGCCTGTGCTTGAAAGATACTCATTGGTTGCCTCTTTAGCAGCAGCCTGTATTTCAGCGCTCTGGTTTTCCAACGCCGAAACAAGCACCTGTTGGAAACTAGGCGTTTTAGAATATTCCTCTATAAAATCGCCAACGCTCTGTTCTACAGCAGCCTGTCCCTCAGCAGATTTAAGCCACGCCTCGATAGTTTCCTGTACAGGCTTAGTGAAGTTATTAGTTGCCTCAATAACCTCATTCAGTTTTGCGATAACTTTGTCTAGCAGCTCTACATATGACAAGCTTTCGTCATATACAAGAGGTAGAATGCTCCAAGTTATCCATTTAAGTTTTTCAATCATGCAAATTTCTCCTTTACCAAAGATTAAAGAACATATCCGAAATGTCGTTAATAATTCGCATATCTACGTTCATGATAGCTTTGCGGTAATCAACTACAAGCTGACTATAAGCCCTACTACCTTGTTTGCCCTTAACAGTCTCCACATAATGTTCAGTGCCTTTTCCGTCGCTGCTAGCATTTCCGGATGCGTCTCCACTACTAGCATTCTCAACAATCTGCGCAGAAGATAGATACCTGTCAGCTTCAAGCCCAACGAGCGCTCCCTGCGGCGTGTCTGAGTATTTTTGTGTGGTTTTTCCGCTTTGTTTGTTGCCGCTGTTTGTCTTGCTTTCAACATTACTAGAGTTCTCACCCGAATGCTCCCTTCTAACGTCCACATCATTAAACATGTCATACTGAACATCAATGCTTTTATACAACTCTTTATACTCAGAGAAATGCTCCCACATGAAACGGTTCATATTCGTCTTCCAAAGATAATAGGTTTCAAAGGCAATTTCCCTAGTATAATAGTGGTACAGTATTTTAGTGAGCACATCGGCATGTCCTATATCGGCATACATATTGACGATAAACTCGTCGAAAATTTCCTGCATAGCAGCCGCGCAATAATCCTGCGGAGTAATTTTCTTGCCGCTAGCAAAATATCCGCTTTCAGGCAGTTTAGATTTACTTGCGCAGATATACCTAACCTCAGTGGTGTATTTACTCATCCTCATCCACCTCATCTTCAAGCTCGTCAACCGCTAGTGTAAAGTCCTCCCTAAAATCAACCTCAATATTCAGTCCGAACATACGGTTTATTTCTTTTGCTGCTTGCCGTCTAGCGTCAAGCCTTGAATACCTTGACGCAATCGTACCGCCTAAATTACGCTGCACCTCATCTTGCAACAGGCGCTCTTTTTTCTGATAACTCACGTTAGATATGCCGAGATAAGTTAGAGCCTCATTCCATATTTGCGTTTTAAGTTCATATATCTTATCACACACATAAGGCGCGCCAGTCGTAAGAACCTCTATTGGTTTTATTGAAAGCCCCTTGTCACCATAAATTACCGGTTCGTTTCCCGTATACTGCTTATACAAATTTTTAAGCGTAAGTCTTTGGCTTTCATCACACCTAATCAAGATGGGTGTTTTCTGTGCTTTTGCGTTAACATCAATGGTTCTGTCTAAATCCCAAAGCCTTTTTGAAAAATTACTGACTTCAAGCACACTGTTTGTATGCATTAGGTTATTCCAAATGATGACGCTATTATCTTGGGTTAGTGGCATGTTATAACCATTGCTAGCATATGCGCGTCTATCTGTTGGGATGTTATAAAGATTAAGTCTCCCACCAATGGTAGTACGCAATGCAAGATACCCTATAGTTTTATCCTCAAAGAATACAGCCATGCCGTCTCCAAATAGAGCAAGTTCAAGAAAACGTGCATCTATAGTCTCGGGGAGGTTTTTCCAGTCAAACATGGAAATTGCAAGCTCTACAAGGCGGTTATAATACTGCATAAACGTTGCGTTATTATAGCTTGCGCTTTGCCAAAATTCGCGTCCTTTAACTATTGCCATTGTATCACCTACTTTCAAACTGTATTATCAAGATAATAATTCCCGACCTCATCCCCGTTATTCCACCATGTAATACCGTGGTTGTAGATATCGCAGATAAATTTGGCATCGTCAGCCGGGAGTTTGCCCCTGATTTGGCAGTTAGTCGTTTTAACAAACGTCCAATGTGGCCTTGCATTCCTAGACGGTATACCAACCTTGTTTATTTTGTACCCAAACATGGTAAAATATTTGTCGATAATCTCGGCATACTCGGCTTTGATTTGTCTCTGTATATATGTAAAGCGCTTAGTGCGCATTGCTGTACTATAACCGTTGCCAGCTATTGTACCGTTAATGCCCTCTGGGAGCAGTTTAGCCGCTGCAAATTGAGCCATTTGATTAAGCACAAAACCAGCCGTATTAATAAGCAATGAAGCGCCGCCAGCCGCAAGCCCGGCTTTAGCAATTGCCCCTGCCCCTACTCCACCGCCAACAGGCGCAGCGGCAGCACCAGCCGAATATGGCGTCAACGCTGTACCAGTCACTAGACCGAGGGGGTCTCCACCGCCTAAATTACGTCCCGTAAATGCAGGAATACTAGAGCCAGCCATGCCCGTCATGGCTTGATTTGCATTAAAGCGCAAGGGCGCATTTGCAATATACTGCGAGGCTATTTCATACGGCAAAACTGCTTTTTTCTGAGCCAACCATGCACGATAAGCGTCAACTGCATATGCACAAGTAACAAAGTCATTCATTACAAGCGCTTCATCGGGGTTAGTTATCAACCGGTATTTATTCACATCAGGGTCTTTAAGTGATAGGAATCTATAAAATCCATCTTGACCATAATATACTGGCATTGTACAGGCAGTAGGGGAAGCGCCAAAAATAAACGCCTCGTTAAATAAAACATTTTTGCCGTCAGTGCTAACAAAATTTTCCCACCTGTATATCTTACTGTCGCCATCGCCATTTGTCACCATTAAAGCCGAGTACGGATATGAATATAATTTTTTATTTTTGGGATAGTATGAACCGTCTTTATTCGCGTACCCGAACGCGTTGCCATAGGGGCGTGTTATGTCAATATTGCGCGATAACGGCTTAGAAAAGTCCCCTAAAGCGGTGGGCTGTTTTTCCTGAACCATAAAAGACGGGCACATAAATACAGCTAATACACTCGATGTGCGGTTGTTTTCGTTTATCTCTCTAAGGAATGCGTCTAGTTTAGTCTCAATGCCACCTGTTCCAGCAGAACCACCACCATCAGCAGGGAATACAGCAATGTTAAAGCCCGAGTAGATATATGAATAAAAGCCGCCTTTACTCACGCTAAAATCCCCGGCCTCTACGGAATTAGGGTCAAAGGCCGTGACTACGCACACAGAATAGTCATCCCATCCGGGGGAGATAACGTAGCCCGAATTAACTACATCGCCAATCTCAAGCCCCTCATCAATGATATGTTCTCCGTAGTTATCAGTCGGAGTATGCTGTCTCTCGATAAAGCAAGTTTGCAACTCGTAATCAAAGTGCCATGTTTGTAGAGGGTCAATAGTCCAGCTAATTTCGCAGACCTCATTGCTTATATAGCTAACGCCAGTAACAAAAGCATAAAACCATTTGTTACCGTATGAGGTATTTTGAAACATTATATAGTTGCAACTATATAGTTTATCCGCTGAACGGTTTATTCGCATTCTTCCTGCATCGGCTCTAACATAAGACTGACTTGATAAATGAACAATAGCCCATTTCTTAAACCAGTCGCGTTGCGCGTTAGCAGACTTAAACAGAATTGTATGTTCGTATGTCGGGTCAAGTGGGATATTTTCTAGCAAATATACCTCACTATTAGGTTCTATATACATTTGAACACCACCTTTTCAGGTGTGGGGAGCAAAAGCTCCCCACTATATTAACCAATGGTAACTTCGCACTCGGCATACTTAGTGCTATCAAAAGTGGAAGTTGCCCGGATTTTAACTTTAGCAGCCGTCGTAGCTGTATCAAGGACAGTGACAATACCAGCAGCGTCAACCGTGACAGTATCACTAGTGGAAGTCCAATTAACCGATTTGGGAGCAAAGTTAGTTGTGGTGACATTGGCCGTAAGCTGCATAGAATGACCCTTGGCAATGGTAGCAGTAGACGGGTTAACCGTAACTGCCGTGACTGTCGGAGTTCCGGGTATGAACAGTGCATTGTTAGCGAACGGGGAAACGGAGAATGTTTTCCACACATGGTAGAAGTAGTTCCAATACAGCCCCTGTCCGTTGTACTGTTCTGTAAACTGCATCAGGTTATCGAAAATCATAAACCAATCTTCATCAACCAGTACAGCAGGAATTGCGTTAAGCGCGGTAAGATTTGCGGCGCTTATTTCCTCATAGGTGTCATCGCCATAAAACAGCTCGTTGAGTCTTGCGATATCCAGCTTGCCAAAGCCATCAATCATAACGACGTGCCCCATAAACTCTGCCTTGTTCATATTGAAAGCCGCCGCAAGGACTTCAACGTCCATGGTAGCAGCAAACTGTGCATCAACAAGAATATACTGTTCACCTTTCTTGCTTGCCTTGTATACGCTTGCGAGGTTGTACTCAGACGAGAGAAAAGTCATCTGGTTTGAAACGCCATTAATAACGGAAATAATGGACTTCATATTAGCTGCATTAACGGTCGGGATAGTTACAGGGTACATCTGGCCATTAAGTATGCGCTTTGCAAGCATATATTTCATGGTGATAAACTCGTCGTAGTTCGCGGCGGTGTACATGCTGTCAACGATTGCAGCAATAAGGTCGGTGACACCCTGATAGGACAGGAACGCCTGACGGAGCTGTTCCTGAGATACTGTTGCTTTGTAAAACTTCTGATAGTTCAGAACGTGATACGCAGTGCGAACATCGGGAATTTCGCGCTTGAAAACTTCCTTTTCGGCGATGTCGGGGTCAAAGGTAAACGGCTTTGCAAGGTTCGCAAAAATTTCTTCAATGGTTTCGCCAAACTCAAGGAAGCCTTTTTTGAACATTGCCCACGGGTTCTGGTATGTACGAGAGGTAAGAATAACCCTACCGATACGGTTAACGAGTGCAGACAGGAATTCGTTCTGGAGTCCTGCATAAGACATGATAACCGAGCCAATTTCGCGGATGCTCTCGGGGTCACTGGTTGCTACAGGTACATAGTTCTGATAATTGATACTTGCGTTGTTGCGAATAGCATTCAGGATATCCTGAGTGTTATTCACGAGTGTTGCAATATGAGGTTTAGTAGGCATAATTTTCTCCTTTACTTAAATAAATCTTCGTAAGTTATTTCTTCTGCGCCGGGCTTATCAGGCTCAGGGTCAGGCGGGGTAGCACCACCACCTGAGAAAAACCTATCGCGGTACTCTTTTCTCAGCGCTTCATGCGCCGCATGCTCAGTGTTATATTTTTCTTCCCAGTCTGACGGCTGAGCAAGCCCGTCATAGGTATCTGTCATATCAGCAATAAACGACAATGCATCGTCGTCTGTTGCTTCTCCGACAATTGCTTTTATTCTTTCCATAAAAGCGTCACGTTCAAGTTTTGGCATATAGTCTCCTATCTGTTATAATCAATTAGCATCCATAATGGCATTCGTGTTGTATCAGGTTGACCGGGGTCAGGCGGCACCGGGTCAGGATTAGGGTCAGGGTCAGGCGGTACAGGAATGCCGGGGTCAGGTGGGTCAACTGGTGTTGCGCCAGAGTATTTATTATATAGATTTATTCCATAATAAATACGGTCTGCAACGATTTGATTAGTCCATGCAACATTCCCGCCAACCTCATAATTAAGGCCGTAAATATACATACCGTCTTTAACTGTTGTTACACGTTTCAAACGAGTGTAGGTATTAGCAAACCATGTTTTCATTTCATAGATAAGCCATTTTATTTGGAAATGAGCATCACCTATCGAATATCTATCGCCTGCACGATATCGCGTTTTCCAATATTCGTACATCCTGTATTTACGTGAGCCTATTCCACTTTCTGTCCATTGCGCTAAACCGTAACCGCCGCCATAACGTCGGCCATTTACAACCCAGTATTGCGCGTATAGATTATCATTAATCCATACCCCATTATAGTCGCCTGAAAACTGCCCTGTTTCATTTAGTCCTAAACGGTCAAAGCGTCGCGTTATAGTTGCTGACGGGGTAAAGGGGTGTCCTGTATAATCTTTTTCGCATCTGTACGGGTATAGGCCACTCTCGCCTACCATCCAGCCCATAATACCGGCAACCGCAAATGCATTATGAAACTCATTAAAAAGCAGTTTCCATATTAGTGCTTCATAGGGGGAATATAGGTAATTAGCCATTAAATCAAATCTAGCCGCCCTAGTATGGTGATTAGCTGCTCTCTGGTTACAGGGTCATTCCATCCGTATTCTCCATTTCCATAACCCTTGATAATTCCCTTTTTTATAGCAAGGGTTTTGTATTTTTCCATTTCAGGGTTAAGAGCTTTTCCCTTTGCTTTATACTCAACAGCCAATGCTTTACATACTCCTTTCGCTATAGCCTCACCTATTTTAGTGGTATTCTCAATAATCCATTTAGCAAGCTTAGCATTGTCATGAAATTCTACTTCAATGTATATACATTTAGCTCTACTTGCGTTAATCTCATAAAGTCCACTGTGTGCGCGTACTCCATATGGCGAGGTTTTGCCTTTTAAGGTTTGCAGTTCATCAAGGATAACATGCGGCATCGTAGAATTTACATTGGCTTTTGCCGTGAAGATAACGCAACCCTCCGCGCTTGGCTTGCTATTATCACCCCCTATTGCATTAGTGTGAATGCATATGTGATAATCAGCTCCCCATGCGTTTGACTCCTTTATGTTATCGTCAGTATGCTGGGTTTTGGGGGCGCGCTTAACATTCACTCCTGAACGTTTAAGTGCTTCCTCACACGCCATGCCTATCTTTTCGCACTGGTCTGCTTCTGTAGTATTGCCATAGGCATACTTGTTATAAGTCTGCCCTGACGGAGATAAATAGACTTTCATTTAATCACCTAACTTTTTACTAATGTTATCAAGCACCTCAGTGTTTCGCTCAATAACTCGCGTGTTATTCATGAGCGAGGTATTCACTTCAACTAGCGCCTTGGTTGTGTCCATTTTAACGCTGTCCAGTTCGTTTTCCATTTCTGTGAGCTGGGTGACGTACTGTTCATCTTTCTTGTTGATGTACCAGAGAAGAACAAGGCACATTGCAATCGGAAAACCCACGCTTGAAATAATTGAAACTATTGCGTCCATATTTTCATCCCCTATCCATTCTCGACGATCGCAGCTGTACTCAAAAGAACCAAACTTTTAGCTAGATCGGCAACAGATTCAATCTCCTCCACCTTTTTATACGCTTGGCTTTGGGTTGCGTTCTTGCCTATAACAATAGTAGCTCCAATATTGGCCTTTACAAGCGCGCCGATAGCATCATTAATTGTCTCGCCCGTGCTCAAAGCAATAAAGATATCGTTCGGGTAAAACTCATCCCAGCTACCACGCTCAGGATATACATGCATAGACATCACTCCTCATAATAATGTTCTAAGGTGTAAAGGCTCTGTTGCATTTCTGATATCATCCAATTGAGTTGCGTAATGCGCTTATAAAGTCGCTGCTTATCACCTGTAGTTAATTCAAAATCATTTAGTTGTGGCGTGAGTTCAGCGACGCGCTTTTTATGAGACGCAATATCAACTCTCAAGGACTCACAAATTTGCTCTAAAGTCATGCTTTTCACCTCTATTTAATTATAGCAAAAGGCTTGACATTTGTCAATAGGTATGCTATAATTAATAATAGAAAGTTGAAATAATTAGTTACAAAGGGGTGACAAATCCGCCACTATGTCAGATTTTTATGACGGTACAAAACTGCTATCATTGAGAGACCTTGATGGTTGTACTCCAGAAATATTCCTGTGTACTTCTAACCGTTCTGCCGGTAAGACCACATGGTTTAATAGGCTTGCAGTCAATAGATATAAGCGAAAACAAATACGCAAATTCTGCCTAATTTATCGCTTTAACTATGAGCTTTCAGAATGCCATGATAAATTCTTTAAAGATATCAAGGGTTTGTTTTTCCCTGATGACATTATGACCTCTAAGCCGAGAGCTAAGGGCGTGTACACTGAGCTGTTTCTCAACGAAGAAAGCTGCGGTTACGCCGTTGCTCTAAATCAGGCCGACCAGATAAAGAAATATGCTCATCTGTTATCAGACGTAGATATGTTTATCTTCGACGAGTTCCAGAGTGAGACTAACCATTACTGCGCTAATGAGGTGCAAAAGTTTATTTCTATACATGATAGTATAGCGCGCGGTCAAGGTTCGCATTCTCGGTATGTTCCTGTGTACATGATAGGGAACCCTGTTACGTTGCTTAATCCGTACTATATTGAGTTCAATATTTGCTCAAGGCTTGACGCTAAAACTAAATTTGTGCGCGGCAATGGGTTTGTACTTGAGCAGGGCTTTGTTGACAGCGCGGCACAAGCTCAAAAGAATAGTCGATTCCACGCGGCATTTGCTGAGAACAAATACGTTGCTTATTCTAATGAGGGATTGTATCTTAATGATAATAAGGCTTTTGTTGATAAACCTACAGGCAGCAGCAGATATCTAGGAACATTGCGTTACATGGGGGCAGACTATGCTATTCACGAATATGCCGAAATGGGTATCATTTACTGCGACGATAAAGCGGATGAAACATTCCCATACAAAATAACGGTTACTACGGATGACCACCAAGTAAATTACGTTATGCTCAAAAAAAACGATTTATTTATCAGTAACATGCGGTTCTATTTTGAAAAAGGATGCTTTAGGTTTAAAGACCTTAGATGCAAAGACGCTATACTAAAAGCATTATCATATTAATTGTATATCTGCACGAATGTAATACACTGAACGTACAGGGCAGCACGGGCGAAAGAAACCGCCTGCTACGTTACTCGCTATTGCTAAGCGCTTTGTCATTAGTTCGTGTTATAGATATAAAATACCCGGTACTTATGTACCGGGTATTGTTTTATCTGTCGGCTTTTATTTGGTGCATGATTTGTGCTTTTAGTTCTTTTGGGTACTCTTTATCATAGGGGAGTTCGTTCACATGCGCAATAGATAAATGAGTGGATAATTTGCAATCCGAGAGAGGACAAGTAAAGCAATCATTAGAAAATTTACAATGCATCTATGTTATCCTTTAGCGTTTTAAGATATGAAATAGCGTACATATGCGCATAATAGCACTCTCGGTCAAAGTCGCAAATTTCATGCGGCGATAATACCTTATCGCCATGCGGGTTTAATAGTCGCTGATTTTCCAGCTCCAATTGGTTGATTACAAGCTGGATATGACGCTTGGTATACGGAAAGGCTCCCGAATGTAAATCCGACGTACTCATCTTTGTACACCGTTAGCATTCCGCTTGCGTCGATTAAATTGCTTATGCTCTCTGACTGAGAAATTATCAACATAATATTCGCACTCCTTATCTCTAAAGACTGTATTTGTGTTCTTGCAAACTCCTGTGCGTGAGCCGTAGCACTCAAAACATTTCGTGGTCATCTAGAATCCTCCCTAACTTATAGGCGACTTCTCTGAACTTAAAGTCAAAATTGCTCACTTTCGAGAACGCTCCGCAAATGTCATCATAATCATTTAAAGCCGAGTTTAACGTAGCCACACACCCAATAATTCTATTGAGCTGCATTTCGTATGACTTGTTTTCATTCATGAGACGAGTAATTGCTTTCTGATAGGCTGCGCATGCACCGTCGTAATACTTGCGAGATACAAAATATTTGTTTATATACTTCATGCTATTCTCCTTTAATATAATAGTCTACCCAAACGTTCCCGTGACCTGCATTTCTCACAAGGATATACCCAACTCCAAAGCGGCCTGAATATGGGCGCAATATCATATGCTGTTCACGGACATAACCGGCGCGTTTGGCTCGGTGATGTAGGATGTATTCGCTGTCTAAAAAGGGGATTAACAGGCCGGGAGCGTCGCTTTGACGTAACAGAATGTCGGTACGAAAATCGTAACAAATTGATTTAGCCATTATACCCCCGCAGTCTGTCAAGCAAGCGGCATTTCTTAATTTTCATGTGTCTACCTCATTTCATAAGTTGTTTCGGTTAACAGCACTCCGCCGGGTATTTGTCTTGGCGTTAGCTTGCCGGGTATTTTTAAGCCTATGTCGAAGTCTGTTAACGTTAATTTGTTTTGTAAAAATTGCTGCTGTTCTTCGGGTAACTCATTATACCTTGGGAATGCTTCGGGCGCTTTACCTGATATCGCATGCAAGAAAAGGTCTTTGCATGTTTCACTCATTCCAGCGCAACGTACATCATAACGAGGATTGCAGGGTTCGCCATCAGACTTCACGACGTGCTCAATATATGTCTTTTGGCGCGTGAAGTATGCTATATCCCATTCGCTTTCAAGTTTCCAACAGCAGAAGTCTGTTGGGTGTACCACAATGCCCTGTATTTCGTCAGGAGATAGGTCACAATGTATGCTATCGGTATCAGCATAGATAAACCCGGGTTTGTCCGCGCCATGGTAGTTAGCTTGTGCCGCTCGTATTGTGAAGTTACGCGCATAGCTTGTGATAGCTGCGCCTATTGGGATATAACCAGCGTGTTTGTCATGCCGGGGGACTACAAGGAACTTGAGAACGCCGTTCTCGTCTACTCGTGCGACTTTAAAGCTGCTATTTGTGCTCGTTGCCATTTTCCCATAAAGATTGTTAAGAAACAGCTTAGCAAGTTGCCGCTTTGCGCCTTTACTCGTCTGTTTTTGTTTCTTGTATTTCTCCATATAGTCATCAAAGAAACCGGCTGCTGCCCTGAAATAACACCCATCAAGAATTTCGCAATCAAATAAGTGATAATGTTCTTGCATGAGCTTCCAATCCGTCATGGTGAGTGTAAGCTCAACGCTTGTGTCGTGCGTTATGCCGTCTGCATCGGTATAGAAACGTGTTTCTCTGCCGTCTGCGTCAGTTAGGCTGCTACTCTCGAGGCATTCGTTGCCACGGTAACGAAAAGTGCTCTTTATTTGTATGAACGGCAAGTAACCGGGCTTGATACGAAAGCGGGTTTTAATCCGAATGAAATAGTAATGCCTACCGTCAAGGGCTTCTTTTGGGATATAGTCACCTTTCCAGAAATGCGGCTGACCGTATGGGTATATGTTACCACTTTCGCTACTCATCATAGACGGGTAAAGTGAATTTACATCTGCTGTTGTACCGTTGTAGTATGTTTTATGCGCTTTGCTCTTTACAACGTAGCACCAGCCGCCTTTGTAAGCTCTGCGAATGTAAGCATCTGCTGTCGGGTATTTGAAACGTTCAGTTAATTCAAGCGCGCTAAGGTCAGGGAAAAAGCGCCGGTACTCGAAACGGTCAAAACCATGTTTAAATTCGTTGAGGCAGCAAGCGCCTATTGTGAGCTTGTCGTGCCCCTCTGCAATCATAATTTCAAGGGCTTCTTTTACTACTAGAACGTCATTCTTAATGTATTCCTGTTCTTCTAAGCTTATTTCACAATTGGGGTAACGTAGTCCCTCATACTCCATATCAAGTTTTTGATGCTTCGTCTTGAAGCTTCGCCCGATCTCCTTAACGGAAAAGGGGAGTAACTTTAAGCTATCGCGAAACTCAATTATATTGTTATTGACTTTCACTGTTATAGTGTACCATTGCCCGAGGTCTGAAATGAGATACTTTACGCTATTGTTTGGCATCTCCTTATTGGCTAGAAATTCGTAATCGGTTTGATCTTCGTTAAGAATGTTATAGGCTTGTTTAAACTGCTTGTCTTTCAGGAAGAACGATAACAAGAAAGCGCCGTCAAATTTTAAGTTGTGGAAATATACTATTAACTTTTGGTTGAATGAGACTAAATAATCCCATGCATCATAAATGTTGCCATAAAGCCGCACGTCCTCTGTCCCTAATTCGACAAAAGCAGCCGCCCAAACATCGGTACGTTTTTGCCCTTTATAAACTGTCGTTTCAAAGTCCCCAACTAGTATTTTACTCATTGGTGTGACAGCTGTTCAGACTCTTGTAATGATAACGGGCGATGTAAGACGATAGATATTAGCTCATTGTAACTTGACTCTCGATATATGGCCTTGCTGTTGTAGACTATTACGTCTATATTAGCTACAACTTCGCCCTCTGCACGTAAAATATTGCGCTTGAAAACTGCATCATCTGAGTGCGCAGTAAATAGCGCTAATGCTCTCTCGGATTCTGGTGTTTGCCCTTGCCTAAGTTTTGTTATGGCGTTATTGTATGCATTATCCTCCGCGCTAAAATCCGGGTTATTTTGTTCGTCTATGTCTGCAACATATTCACGGCTTGCTTTGCGATATGCCTTTATTTGCTGCTGAGTTAATTTTTGGCCGACTGCAATTCCGGTGAGAGCTAATGCATGCGCCTGACTGCCTGTTTCCCATGCACTTGCATATACATTAAAATTAGAGTAAAGCGCTTTCCCTCGGACAGCGTGAAGCGCGTTTAACTTAGCCTTTGTGATGCGCGTCGGTGTAGATAAATCTATTGCGGATAAATCTACAATTAAACCCTCTTTTGCAAGCTTGTTACTCCATCGGATTATGCGTTTTGCTTCTTTGTTCCAAGCTGCGACATTTTTTGAACGCTGCGTTTGGCGTTTTGGTTTATTCCTTTTTGCCATGTCCGCCACTTCCTTTACATAAGCAACACGGATTGCTAGTCCGTGTTGCTTAATTATATTTTATTCGTTCACAATTGAACAGGTGATAAAGGATTTGCCCTTGTAATTTTTGCTCTCAAGGCGATAAACCTTGATGCTGTATTCTTCGTCCTCGTCGTTCATTTCAGTATAAATTTCGAGGAACGATTTGAAAAAGCTATCGCTTCCGGTTACGAACTTGTTCCCAGCTATGTCAACAACGACATATGTCGAATAATCAACGTCGTCGGCTTTTTCATTGTGTATGCCAAGGATTGCATAATATGCTGGGGTGATGATTATTTCGCCCTCTGCGGTTGCTTCATCGAGCTTGATTGCGTCTGAGGTGTCCTTTACGAAAAGGCGCTCACGGGCTTTGAGTTCTTTGCTGCATTCAGTTATTTTTACTTCGTAATTCATTGTTGTTTCTCCTTTTCAATTACATGATGTTGTAGGCGTCGGTTTCGGGCGCGGGCTTTACTACGGGGTGTGCGTACTTGAGAAAATCGGCCTCAGAGATTGTATAAAGCTGTTCGGAAACGTCACGTTCTACGACTGCAACAATTTTAGTGGTTGCGGGTACGTCTGCGAATTTTGCAATTGCCTTGAGCGTTGCGCCGTCATCCTTGAATGTGCCGGGCAGCTCGAACGTGAGGTTGCTAACCTCTGCTGTCTCAGTGTCAACTACCATTACGGTTGCATGAGTGGTTTTCATTGTACGGGTGATTGTGTTTCTTGCCATTGTGTTTGACTCCTTTATAATATATTTTATTGCACCAGCGTACACTATTACCGCATATGTAAGGGCGCTTAGGTAATGCTATACAGAACGGTGGGAACAGGAAGAACCACAAAGCCGCGCCCTTATTAACTTTGTGATTATAGGATATCACATATTAAGCGATTTGTCAACCCCCTTTTGAAAAAATTCGTGATTAATCACCAGCGGATTTTAACATATTCAAAATTGCCGTAGTCACGTCGGACTATGTCTATCAGCCTATAACGTTCAGCGATAAGACAACAGTTTGGCGTAATACCAATAAGTTTATATCTATAACGATAAGTGTCAAACCACCCGACATAATATAAGCGAGATACATTCCGCTTACACAAATGAACAATTTTCATGAAAAACTCTCCATTTCTCGGATAATTGCCTCTATATGTTCGCGCTCTATTTGGCGGCGTGTGCGATTGATGCGCGCTATGCTTCGCTGTATGTTTTCGTCGTGCCGCCGATCTGCTGCCATGTTAACTTGATGAATATTGTATAATGCGAGTAACAATGCGCCAATGGCAGCGCCTACGATTGATACTATGCCTAGTTGTAATGCTAACATGGTTAATCCTCCTTTAAATATATTAATCGTGAATAAAATATGTGCCAGCAGTCCCGTCAACTGATAAATAGATAATTTCAGACCAGTAAGAGTTAGTGCTACCGGCAATTTTACCAACATACAGATTATTATGTTTGAGTATTTGCCGTATAGCTCTATCGCATTCACGCATACTTGCGTAATGCTTGCCGCGCATACCCTCAAATAGCGCAACCCCACATTTATTACGCTTAGTAATAACATTGATAATAGTTAAGCCCTCTAAATCACGCTCGTATAAAACAGTGCAATTAACCTTATACATGATATAATCCCCTTTGTGATTATAGTATAACATAGCCCTTGCTGTTTGTCAATAGGTTTTTCAGAAAATATTGCACAAATCCGCCACTGTATATTTGTTCAACATGCACAATGTACTGTAGTGTGCATGGTGCTGGTGTGCGGTGTGGTGCTGTGTGATTTGTACTGTGTTGCGTTGGGGAAATGGGAACGGCGGCGAACATGGG